GCATGTTTTACCTCGTTTTGGGTATTACTAGCTTATGTGTTGCTGTTTTCGTCGCTTTGGTCATTCTGGTCGTCCGCATGCAACAGCGGGTATCCGACTATGTTGACCACGAGATTATTGAAAATCGTTATGACGCTTCCCCGTTACGTAAGTGTTGGCGGCGCTATTTCGGTGATCATCGATGGAGTGTGCGATATTTGATTCCTTTGAATAGCCTCTTGCGTGGTCTTTGTGATCAGCTTGCTGGCTTTGCCTCGGAATTCTCGAACCATGTCGTACAAGAAGATGCGATTGGCTATGCGGAATATGGCCATAGTCGCATCTGGACACTGATTAGTCAAGGGTTGATTGATCGTTGGCGTGTGAGTTTCAAACCGGGTGCCCTTTGGCACAACGAATATTTCCTGAATAGGATTGCTCGTAGTGAAGAAAGGCCGGTTGAAGTGAACATACGAGCTAAGCCCGAACGTGTGCCAAACTACACTGTGGTGCGGATTGTGCACAATACGTTGAGTAGCCGTAGGGTTTGGAAACTATTGGTGGTTACCGAGTGGTATGCGGTTTGTATGGCCCGTGCTGAAGCAGAGAGGGCCGAATGTGATACCCATACTTTTGCCAAGATCATAGCCCAGGTAGGCAGTGTTTGTGTTCCATATGCAGTTCATGCAGATCTCGTTGCTTCGACCAGTCTCGCTGCCCACCTGTCCCGTTGCGCCTATATTTGGCGCCAGAAACGGATGGGTGTGTCGATGCTGCGGGACTGAAGAATCACGTGACCGGGGTTCTGTGTGGATACCGGTCACGTGATTGGGTTATGAGCGAAGTCATCCCACCTCAGAAAAATGACTCCATCCACACCTTCGTACCAGCTGCGGATTTACTATTGCGTGAGAAAGCGACTAACATAGGGACTGTTGTGTCGGGGCATGTGGCTTGTTATCCTTGTAATTGGGATCCTGAGAACTACGTACGCGCGGCGCGCTGCCGTGTTCTCCAACGAGTTGGCCCTGATTTGATTGACCCTGGTTCGCTGAACAGGCTGAGTAAGTTCGTATTGACGTGGTGTCAACAGTACATCGAAGTGATCGGTGCGCCTCTACCATTTGAAGATTGGTTAGAGTCGCGGCCATACCCAAGCCATCGTAAAGATGAGCTTAGATTGGCCCATGACCGAACTAGCGTTGCCGATGGGTTGCCATACAATCATATCCGCAGTTTCTTGAAATCGGAATGCTATGAGTCGTTCAAAGATCCTCGTCTCATAAACTCGCGTTGCGATGAGTTCAAAACTGTCTTCGGTCCATGGTGCTCATGGATGGAGGACATTGTATATAAGCTTCCAATGTTCGCTAAGCATGTGAAAGTAGCAGACCGCCCTTCTGTGATCGTAGATCTGATAGGTGGTATGCCAGTTCAATTCACATCGGACTTTTCTAGGTTTGAGTCTTCCATGCGACCCGAGATAATGGACAGCATTGAATGTGTTGTCTATCGATATTTCGGTGTTCCTGAAGAATTCTTGGATGTTATCACGGGACGGAACCATTTATGTGGTCGCCATGGTAGCTTTGAGGCATGGGTGACAGGGACCAGGATGTCCGGTGAGATGAACACATCGTTAGGTAATGGTTTGACCAATTACCTGATGTTTGCCTTTTATGCCCACGAGCATGGAATACCGTTAGTTGGCATGGTCGAGGGCGACGACGGTATATACGGTTCGACTGAGAAATTTGACCCTGACTGGTTTTTGCGGTTAGGTTTCCAGTTGAAGTTAGAGGACGATAAACCCGTTCCAGAGGCCGGTTTTTGCCGGATGTTCTGGGCGTCAGACTATACGACTATGACCGACTTGTATAGGCTGGTTAAGGTGGGCTGGAGCATGCATATGCCTGCAGCCGCGTCTTTGCGTAAGAAGCGTGAACTTTTCGGTGCGATCTGCTTGTCCATTGGTCATGAACTCGGCGGGTGCCCAATCTATTGGGCATTAGCGAAGAAATATGGTAAAGCAGGCCGCGTCCCACTTAATTGGTGGGAACTCAACGAAGCCCAGGTATTGGGCATTGAGTATGAGATACAAGGCCATTGGTTGGCTTTAAAGGGTCGAGCGCCTTGGAACGAGCCGAGTCGTAGCACTCGGGAAGAGTATTCCAACATGTTCGGGTTAAGCGTCGGGGCACAACTACGCATTGAGAAACAGATCTTCGATGGGCAATGGTTCATCGATGAGGCCGAGCTCAATGCTTTGCTGGACGATAAGTACCCGGACATGAGAGTATCGCATGACCTATTTGTTCAATGGGCATGTGGTAGGCAGCCCTGATTCCCCCAGGGCACAAGCAATATGTCTCAAAGAAGAAAAAGAATGAGTCGCGCACGTGGTGGCGCGCTCACCTCAGTAAATCGCGGTGCCCTCGAACAATTAGCGGCACACCCCGGAATGACCGGCGGTATCAAGGAATGGTTTATCGTCAAGCTACTTAAGCCCATGGGGCTGTCGGGCCTGCGCTCGATTCAGAAAGAGCTTGAGAAACTGATCCGTGCCCTTGAGAAAGTCAAGGGGGTACGTGGGACTGGGCGAATGTTCGCCAGTTACCAACGCGGTATGGGTGCAGAAACTGTCGAGGCTCCGGCCGCGACAGGGATCACACTCACTAGCGCAGCGCCGATGGCTTCGGAGTTCAAGGATAATGGCTCGACAGGAACGCGGTTCGTTGGTGAAGAGTTCATCTTCAACTTCGACCGACAGATAGGCGAGTATGCACAGAAGATAGTTCCGTGCAATCCGCTCTTTTGGGTTGGTACACGGATGGCCAAACTAGCTAAACAGTTCTTGGCTTATCGTGTTAATTCGATGACCGTTAGATACTACCCGGCCTGTGCTTCTAGCACAGAAGGGGCAATACTCATGAGTACTAGGAATATATCTGATAACGTGCCCACGGGGCACATGGATGCCGAGCGATATTATCAGGCTAAAGATGGCGCTGTCTGGGGTTCAACCTGGACCGCCAATGCCTGCATGTCGCACGAACCAATGATTCAGAAATATTATCGCCTAGACATGGGAGATATGCCTGAAACCGGTGATTGGTGTTTTACGATTATTGATAGTATTAACACTGCCATAGCTCAGCTAGGTCTTGGCATGCTCACGGTTGAGTATGATATCTCATGCCTTGGCAAGAGGAATACGACCCTGGGCCTCCAGTACATATCCATGGGTGCGGAATCACTCACAATAGTTAATTCGACGATGGTTTATAACCATAAGGTCGGGACTATCCTTTATCTGAAGAACGACCTGACCGAGATCGATCTTGGTGGGGTGCGGCTGACCAATCTCGACCGCATCGTCATCATTGCGAATGCTGCTGGTACAGCAACATTCAAGATCCTTGATACCCGCTATGGTGCGACGGACCTGCTTAATACAGGCGGCGCAATAGAGTTTGAAGGCTACGAGCCTGAGGATGAGTATTAATACTTTCGATCTTTCTGAACCTTGCTTGTTGAAGTGAGGCCCGACTAGGAACTGGCCAGAAGCAACCCTAGTTGAAAACAATCTGGCATTTGGTGGAGACTGACCATGAACTAACAGTCACTGAACCCGCACAGTATATTGTCTGGG